GCCTTCGGCGAAGCCCCCGGAGGCTGCGGGAACTCCGATCTTGGGGACCTCGGGGAGTTCCTCGAGCGCTTTAGTTAGCAACAACTCCCCTGTGGCCCCGGCAACTTCGCCTTCGCCGGCTCATACGCTGCTGAACTACGCCAGGAACCCTGCTCCCCCGGCGGGAAGTGGAACTTCGCAAGGGGCGTTCCTTTCGGTGTCGCCACATGCGGATGTACGTGACCTTAACCCTGAGTTTGCTTCTCGCGCAGCGGCGCTCCAACGGGCCGCGAAGGCCGCGGGGATCGATTCGACTGTGATCTCAGGGAAGCGCACTTACGACGAACAAGCAAAGCTCTACGCCGCGTATAAGTCCGGTGGCAACCTCGCTGCACCGCCGGGGAAGTCGCTTCATAATTCCGGCAACGCGGTGGATATGTACGCGGCGGACCCGACGCAGCAGAAGTGGCTTATCGCGAATGCCCCGAAGTTTGGGCTTTATCCTGGGGCGAACTTTGGGGACCCTGGGCACTTTCAGATGGCGGGCTCGCCGCAGGCGAGCGGGGCCGGGAGCGGGGCGGGGAGCGGAGCAGGAAGTACGGTGGCACCAGAGGCCCCTTCGGTCCCTTCGGCTTCGTCTGACGCTGCTTCGCCCGCAAATCCCGCTGGCGTCATTCAGAACGAAATGAAACTAGCTTTGCTGCGGAATATGTTCCCGCAGCACGCTATCACCCCTGTGGAGTATGATCCGTTTAAGGAACTCCCGAAGGGACTCGGGAACCAAGTTAACGTGAATCAGGGAGTTTAGCGAGATGGTCGAGCTGTTTGATTTTCCAGTGTGGAAAGATTGCCCATTTCGGAAGAAAGTGCCGCGGATTTATAAGATCCGTAAGGGCACTTATGTGGACTCTGCTATTGAATATTTAATCATCTCTTATGAAACCGAAGGTTGTGTCAAGCACGCGTCTATGCGTCTTTCCGATGCTTCACGAGGTTTAAAGCCGCTGGTTGGCAATCTTGGAAGTTCAATCTTCGAAGAAAGACACCCTGAAGAGTTCTTAAAGTTGATACGCCGTGATGCACTACGGGCACGGTATCAGGAGCCGACTCCACTTGGGGACCAGATCTTGTGGAAAGAATACAGAGACCTCACTGAGTTGGCAGGAACAGTAGCGCAGGAGTTGGAAGCATGATTGGATTGATTTCAAAAGGCTCTCCAGGCCGGAAGCTCCACGCACACGAGGTGGTACTAGCGCAAGCGAACGAACTCTGTATGTCTGCTTACGAAGCTCTGATGGAAGACAACACCTTATGGGATGCGTGGAGGGCTTCGCATCCAGGGTTTTCTAAGCGTCACCTTGAGTTGGCGTTCCGGAAGGCTTTTGTGTTTCGGTTTGTGCCGGCTGCGCGAGCCATGATGGCAGCGCGACTCCAGGCCCCGCTTGACGAGGCGACCAAAGAAGGGATCTATGAAGCCCTGTTGCTTGACGGGACGTTGCAACGCGGCCGGGGGCGCCCGGTAGCGGCGGCAAACGCAAAGGGGATCGCGCTATGACAACCGAATCCGACAAGGCCGCTGTAGTGCCGCCGCAAAGCGGGGCAGCGGGGGGCGCAGAAGCCCCAAGCCCCATCGCCGTTCCGGCTCCCGTCACAACCGCAACGAACCAACCGGACGAGCCGATCGTAGCAACGGAAGCGAAGCCGGAGCCCCCAAAGACTTCGCCGCCTCCCCCTGAGCCCCCTCGGCGCGACTACGCCGCAGAGCGCAAGCAAGAACGCATCGACAAGCTCACCGCGCAGAAAGCAGAACTTGAGCGGGAGGTTGCGAAGCTTCGTTCGGGACAGTCGGCATCGGATGCCGCTATTGCCGCGCAAGTAACCGAGCAAGCAACGAAGCTTGCGGAAGCGAAAGCCGCCGAGATCGCTTCGTGGAATGCGTTCACAGGATCGCTCAATTCGGCGATTGCCGAAGGCCAGAAGGAATTCGGCTCGGAGAAGTTTGACAAGAGCGTGGGGGCTCTTCGTGTGCTGCACGATCAGACCGACCCGGATGCCAATTCTCGCTACCTTCAGATGCTCCAGGCGATGTTGGACACCGGAGCTGCGCCGAAGTTGATCGCAACGCTCGGCGAAGATCCCAACGAGGCCGCCAGGATCATGGGGCTCAGCCCGACAAAGATGGGAGTCGAGTTGGGCAAGCTGGCGTTCCGGAACGTCGAGGACGTCAGTGCTGCTCCGAAGCCTATCACGCCTGTAAGTGGCGTCGGACGAACTCACGTGGCGATTTCCGCTGAGGACCCCGAACGTAGCGATTCGATTGATATGAGGGTCTGGATGGAACGTCGGGGGCAGCATGTTCAAGAGGTGAACAAACGCGCGGGTCGGAGGGTTATCCCGTGAGCGAGATCATTCGACCGTCGCGAAGGGGTTTCTTCGGCTTCGTCGGAGCCCTTGTTGCTGCTCCGGCGATTGTTCGGTCGGATTCGCTCATGCGGATCGTGGGGGTTCATCCGCGGGCGGATGCGGTTTTTAGTGGATTGTTTGTTGATGAGACCTATGTGGTCAATTCGAACACTCTGCTTACTTTGAACCAAATCACCCGCAAAGCGATACGACAGTGGAAAAATTCCAACCTCTTCATGCAAAACATCGAAGGGGAATACAACAGAGTCTTTAGTATTGATGATGTGAAAATCGGCACCGTGCTGCGGATTCGTCAACCGCTTGAAGAAGCCACTGCGAAACAGATCCCCAAGTGGGCACAACACAACTTTGCGTGATTCAGTTCTGAGTCCTGTCTGACTCTGCGGGGAAGAGGCCCCCTAAACCCTTCGGAGTCTCGGGCTCCTAAAACCCCTGTTTCGGCTGCAAAGAGGTTCGCCACCTCCTCGAACGCAAACCAAGCCGCGGGCTTCGTTGCGTTCCTTTCCGAAAGGTTCACTGAGGTGGCCAATTCACTTCTCACTATCAACATGATTACGCGTGAGGCGGTTCGGCTCTGGAAGAATTCCAACGCGTTCATCCAGAACGTCGACATGCAGTACGACGAGTCCTTCGCGGTAGGCGGCGCCAAGATCGGCACGGCGCTTCGGGTGCGGCTCCCGAATGACTACACCGTTGCGACGGGTCCGGGGCTTAGTGTGCAGGATACCGTCGAACAAAGCACCACGCTGGTGATTTCGACTCAGAAGAACGTCGGGGTGAGCTTCACCACGGTCGATCGGACCATGTCGCTGGATGACTACTCCCGGCGGGTTCTGGCACCGGCGGTGAATAATCTTGTTGGTTCTGTCGCCGTTGATATCATGAGCGGCGCCGAAGGCGGCATCGCGAACTTCGTCGCGAACCAAGACGCCAACAACAACCTCCTGACGCCGAGCGCAGCGACGTACTTGAATGCTGGCGCCTCGCTCAGCCTGAATTCCGCCCCGACGGCGAATTGGAAGATCGTCAACTCGCCCCGGACCGAAGCCCGTGTGGTCGCGTCGCTGAGCGGGTTGCTCAATCCGCAGACTGAGATCTCCAATCAGTACATCACTGGGCGGATGTATGACGCTCTGGGGTTCATCTGGATGCGGGACCAGACCGCTATCATCCACACCACCGGCACTCTCGCGCAGGGGTCGGCGACGGTGAACGGGGCCGGACAGACTGGCTTGAACCTGACGGTGAATGCCCTCGCCGGGACGATCAACGTTGGCGATATTCTTACCATTGCTGGCGTTTACAAGGTCAACAAAATCACCAAGCAGACCACCGGCGAACTCTGTCAGTTCGTCGCTACTGCAAACGTCGGGGTCAACGCTACGACGATCCCGGTGTTTCCGGCGATCATCCCGGCTGTCGGCGGCAATGCTGTGCAGTTCCAGACCGTGACGGCGAGTCCGGCGACCGGAGCGGCGGTGAATCCCTCCAACGGGCTTACGGCGAGCACGTCGTACCGGAAGAACTTCGCTTTCGCGCCGGAGGCCGTGACGCTGGCGGTGGCGGATTTGGAGATCCCCCGTGGGGTCCATGAAGCCTCGCGCGCGGAGTTCGACGGGATTTCCATGCGTATGCTGACGCAGTATATTATCAATACTGATCAGATGCCGACGAGGCTGGATGTGCTGTATGGGTATCTGTGGATCCGGCCGGAATGGGCGGTTGTGGTCGCCGACGTGGTCTGACAAGTTCAGGTTGGATCGTACCAACTCGATGATAGAGTTCCTGCGAATCTAAGATTCGTAGAGTTAGAGGTTAAAGTCCTCTTTACGATCCAACCTGGAACCCAAGAAGGAGAACTTTGATGAGTAAAAAACCCTCCTCCCACCCCGATGAGCGCGAGGACAAAGCTCTCATCCGTAAGATGGTCAAACCCTCGGATCTCAAGAAGGCTGACGCGAAGCGTGAGCCAGAGAAGAAAGGACGTTCCAAGTGAAAATCTCCGAACTCCGCGATTGGGCCACCGCTACTTTCGGTGAGCATTCGCACAAAGAAGGCCAGGTTCTCGCTGCGCTGGGGCCTCTGGATGAATGGCTCGGGCACCTCGCGAAGCAGGGGGTGAATTTTGAGCTGGTCCCGGTGAGTGATCTCACTGCGGCGACGATGCCGCAGGGGCCGCTGCATCCGACCGATGAGCCTCCGGCAGCGACGAACTCGGGTGGGGTTGGCATTGCCCCCGAAGGCGTCGAAGTGCCCCTTCCCGACCTGAGCGGGTTCGTCAGCGAGACGAACCCGCCAGAAGTGCTTCCTGCGGCCCCTGCTCCTTCGGCCCCCTCGACTGAGGAGTCCCCCTCGTGACCCTCAAGAACGGCGATCGGTTTACCATCTACGATGCGATGGAAGCCTCCGGGGCTTTTACGAGCAACCCGGCGAACGCGAACTCCCGCGATGCCCAAGGGAGGAGCATTTATGCCGGCCCGGTGAAGTTCCCGATGATGCTGTACCATCCGCGGGGCGAAGAACGTGTAAGCGTGCCGGGGACGAAAGAACGGACTTCCTGGGGCACCGTCGAGACGTTTGGTGAGCAGTGGGAAATCATCTCGCGGGAAGTTACTTCGGAAGCGGAGCTTGCGGAGGCCCTCGCCGAAGGCTGGCACAAGCATCCGGCTACTGCGACGAAAGCGGCGAACGAAACCTGGCGGAAAGAACTCGGCTTGAAGCCCCTGCCGGTTCCGGCGATCTCCGCTGGCAGTCGTATCGCGGACCTTGAGGAGCAGAACAAGCGCCTCACGGAGATGCTCGAAGAGGCGAAAGCGGCCCAGGCGGAACTTGATGGCGCGGAGGGCGCCTTTGTGCCACCGGCGAAAGCAGGTTCGGCGGTTGCTCGGGCGGGGTTGGTCTGATGAGTTCGCAGAATCCCGCAGCGACGACTTGGGGAGATCTCCTCACGGAAGCCTTGCAGGATTCCGGCGCAATCGGTATTGGTATGATTCCCCTGGCGGAGGATCTTCTGGGTGCTTCTGCCAGGGGTATTCAGTTGCTTGAAACCTGGTCGAACAAAAGGTGGCTGAACTACACCTTGGTCACTTACACTGTGCAAGCAACGGGACAAAGCGTAGATGGCAACGGCAATCCTGTTCCTTACACAATCGGCCCGTTGGGGGCACTTCCGACCCCGCCGCAGATCTCCGTGGGGGCTGTGGGCCTCGCTACGCGCCCGGATCGCATCGAAAGCGCGTTCTTCCGGCAACTTGTCGCTGCGCCGAATGGTCCGGTGGATTATCCGTTGCGGTTGCTTCCGTCGCTGGAAGACTACAACGCGATCCGCATGAAAGGTCTGACGAACTTTTCGTTGGTGTGTTACTATCAGGCTGAGTGGCCCTACGGGAATCTCTACGTGTGGCCGTGGCCTCAGAGTGGGATTTATGCTTTAGGGCTTACTGTGCGGAAGTCGCTGCCGCAAGCGATCTCGCTCGCAGGGAACCCCCTCGCGGTGGTAATGCAGTTGCCGTTTCCGTACTACCGAGCGCTGGTGAAAAACATCGCTATGGAAGTCCGGCCGAAGTATGGGATTCCCATGACCCCTGGGGATCTCCTCGCTGCGCAAGCGAGGGATTCGCTCGATACAATCCGCCGCGGAAACACGCAAATCCCGCTGTTGGGCACTCCGCCGGGGCTCAGTCCGAGGCCCGGGATGTATAATATCTTCTCGGATCAGTCTGGCCCGGCGTAAGCCAGCGTAAGCCCACGAAGTTCTGCGAAGTTCTGCGTTCTTTCTCCCCCTACCCCCCTACCCGAAAGGTCCCTTCCCGATGGCCATCTCGTTGATGAACTACCTCACGAACTTCTACAACAAACAAGGCGACGCGTTGATCTCCCGCGAAGCTCTGACGAACCTGGCGAATTTTACTCTGGGGGCTTCAGCGCCGATTACTGCGCTGGCAGGTGGCGCGCAAGCGGCTTCGCCGACGC